GCCCCTGGGGATTTGAGGGCTATTCGTACCGCGGTTGCGCTGTTGATAATGGCTCGCAATAAGGTTGCGGCTCAGGATCCCTAGCCTGATTGTGGACCGGCGAGGTGAGACTCCCGGCCCGTGACCAACCTGCAGGAACAGGCCGATGGAACCAGGCTACGCATTTGATAGCGATCGCTTTCGCCTCGGAGCGCTTTGCAAGCGTGGGCATGATTGGCAAAGCACCGGGCAAAGCCTTAGGAGGCGCGAACCCAATAGGGCTGCAGGAGGAAATTGCCTTGAATGTGAGCGAGCGCGCTTGCTTGGCACACCGACCGCTTTAGCTGCCAGGCGCGAATACGCGCGCGAGTACATGCGGAAGCGCCGCGCCGAGCGCGGCAGGCCGTCACGATCCAAGTGCGCCCTGCCAGGCGAATCAACCGCCGAGCGCGCCATCCGTGAAGCCATCCGCACCGCCATCCGCCGCGCCGGCCGATCCCCCAGTGTCGCCCGCCTGGTGATGGATGAGCAGCTCCGCCACTGGCGCGAGCACCCAAGTGATCGCGCCGCCCACGACCGCCAATGGGCACAGGCCGGCTGGTGGCTGGAATACCAGATCAATCCCGACCTGCGGCTCTACCACCGGGAGAAGTCCAGGCGACGCAAGGCCCAGAACCGAGGCCAGACCCCCGTGCAGATCCCGGTGGCGGCGCTGCGCCAACGGTTCAACGAGTTCGGCAACTGCTGCGCCTACTGCGGCACCGGCGGCGACATGCAGATCGAGCACGTGGAGGCGATCAGCAAAGGCGGCGCCCACGACATCGGCAACATCGTGCCGGCCTGCTGGCCATGCAACGCCAGCAAGCGACTCAACGACATGGAGGCCTGGTATCGCTGCCAGCCGTTCTTCAGTGAGCTCCGCCTCCACCGGATTCGCCGGGTGATCCGCCCACCCGAAGGCCAGCAATTGGCACTTGCCCTGGCCTGACAGGCTCAGGCTCGCGAGTGCAACCAGACTGCAACCGCTCTCTAGCCTGGTTGCAATGCCGAACCAGCTGAACAGCACCAAGGGCGCCGAGCTGATCGAGGCCCAGACCGGACGCCGCTGCACCCGCCAGAACCTGGAGAAGCTCTGCGAGCGTGGGGCACTTCAGGGGAGCCCATGCATCCTGCAGGCCAAGCCGCTGCGGGTGGATGGCGATCTGCTGGTGAGCGAGTACCTGGCCCGGGTGGCGCCGCACCAAGCCGAAGCGCAGCAGCCAGCGGCAAAGCGTGAGCGGCCGGCGCCGCCGGATGCCGCCCCGGCGCCAGCCCGGCGCCAGCCTGCTCAGCTCCCCATCGATGCGCCGGAGGATCTGCCCGATTACACGATCAGCCGCGCCCGCAGCGAATACGAGAAGGCCAACCTGCTCGAGCTGCAGCGCAAGACGCAGGAAGGCCTATTGCTCCGCCGCGAGGATGTGGAGCTCGCCTGGGGCGGCGCGGTGAACATCACCCGCACCCGCCTGCTCGGCGTGCCCAGCACGGCAAAGCAGCGCATCCCGCACCTGGAGATCGAGGAGGTGGAGTTGCTGACGGCGCTGATCCGCGAGGCGCTTGACGAGCTGGCGGCCGGGGAGGTGAAGGCATGATCAGCGCCGACGTGGACGAGCTGACGCGGCAGATCCTGGCGGGCTTCAAGCCGCCGCCGCGACTGCGGCTGAGCGAGTACGCCGATGAGTTCGCGGTGATGACCGGCAACGCCGCCGAGAAAGGCAAGTGGAACACGCTGCCGTACCAGCGCGAGATCCTCGACGCCTTCACCGACCCGGCCGTGGAGACGGTAGCGATTATGAAGTCAGCCCGGGTGGGCTGGACCAAGATGCTGGGCGTGGTGGTGCAGTTCTTCAGCCACCAGGATCCCTGCCCGGTGATGATCGTGCAGCCGGTGAAGGAGGACGCCGAGGGCTACAGCAAGGAGGAGATCAAGCCGCTGTTCGAGGACACGCCGGTGCTGCGCGGCCTGATCAGCGAGAGCAAGTCCCGCGGCACCGCCAGCAACACGATCCTGCTGAAGCAGCTGAGCAATGGCGGGCTGATCGACATCGTGAACGCGGCCAGCGGCCGGAGCTTCCGGCGCAAGAGCCGCAAGGTGGTGCTGTTCGATGAGGTGGACGCCTACCCCAAGCTCGACGAGGGCGACCCGATCAAGCTGGGCCGCAACCGCGCGGATTACTACTGGGACCGCAAGATCGGCCAGGGCGGAACTCCCATTTTCGCCGGCGGCAAGACAGAAGAGGCGTTCCTGCGCGGTGACCAGCGGCGCTTCTATGTGCCCTGCCCGTTCTGCCAGACCATGCAGGTGCTGCGCTGGGAGCAGATGATCCGCGAGGGTGAACACGCCGGCCACTACGGCTGCGAGAACTGCGCCGAGCCGATCCCCCACAGCAAGAAGCGCTGGATGGTGGAGCGCGGCGAGTGGCGTCCCACGGCCGTAAGCCAGCAGCCGGGCCTGGTGAGCTTCCACATCTGGGCGGCCTACAGCTACAGCCCGGCGGCGGACTGGACCGTGCTGGTGCGTGAGCACGCCGAGGCCCTGGACGCCATGCGCAAGGGTGACCCCGACGCGATGCAGACGTTCCACAACACGGTGTTGGGTCTGCCGTGGGAAGACTCCATCAGCGGCAAGCTCACCGGCGACGGCCTGGCGGAGCGGCGCAAGAACGAAGCAGCCGGCAACGGCTACCCCGAGGGCGCGGTGCCCGATGGCGTGCTGCTGCTGACCGCTGGCGTGGACGTGCAGGGCGGCGGCGGCACCGTGGGCGAGCGGCTGGTGCTGACCGTCTGGGGCTGGGGCCGCGGCGAGGAGGGCTGGCACCTGGGCCACTGGGAGATCGATGGCGACCCGCAGCAGCCCGAGACCCTGGCTCAGCTGGATCAGATCGCCAAGACCAGATGGCGCAAGGCCGATGGGACCGAGCTCAAACTGACCATGGGCGGCATCGACGACGGCGGCTATGCCACCCATGAGGTGCGCGACTGGTGCCGCGGACGCACCTCGAGCTGGGTGCCGATGAAGGGCGCGCACCAGAAAGGCAAACCGTTGCTGGGCCGGGGCGTGCCGGTGGACGTGAACCGTAAGAACCAGGGCATCACGAAGAAGGGCGTGATGCTGTTTAACGTCGGCTACGACGCCAGCGTGAACCACCTCCAGGGCCGGCTGCGCAATGAGCAGCCAGGCCCCGGTTACTTGCACTTCGGCATGGCCAGCACCGATCAGTTTCTGGCCGAGCTGTTCCCCTGGAAGCGTATGCCGCGGCGCGACAAGGGCCAGACCACCTACAGCTGGGCGCTGCCTGCCGGCTCCAGAGACGAAGCCGGCGACTGCACCCGCATGGCCTACGCCGCGCTGCAGTTGGTGGCCAGGCGCTACAACCGCGCGACGATGTGGGATCAGATCGAAGCCAGCCTGGCCAAGCCAGCCGCCCCGCAGCGGCAGGCCAGGCAGAGCACGCCAACCCGTCCGGGTGGTTTCGTGTCGGGCTGGTAGATCAGGCTTCCTAGCCTGAGGCTATGACAGTCCCTGCGACAATTCGCGCCGGCGACACGGTGGCATGGGTGGAGCCGGCTGCGCTCGACCTCGACGGCAACGCCGCCACCTCAGCGGCCTGGACATTCACCACCTTCCTGCGCTTCAACACCGCCAGCGAAGGTGCCACGGTGACCGGCACGGCCCGCGCCGACGGCGGCTGGGACATGGCGATCAGTGCCACCACGTCTGCCGCTTTCGATGCCGGCGCTTGGAGCTGGCAGAGCCGAATCACTAGCGGCGCCACGGTGATCACCGTGGGGGCTGGCAGCTTTCAGGTGCTGGCCAGCCTGAGCTACGCCGGCAGCCCCGGCGCGTTCGATGGCCGCAGCCAAGCCGAGGTGGAGCTCGACGAGGTGCGCGCCGCGATCCGCGCCATCGTGACCAAGGGATTCAAGAGCTACACGATCGGCAGCAGGCGGTTCGACGCTGCCGACCTGGGCCAGCTGATGCAGCGGGAATCGCAGCTCAAAGCAATCGTGGCCCGCGAGAAAGCCGCCGAGAAGGTGGCTGCCGGCCTGGGTGATCCGCGCTCGCTCTACGTGAGGTTCGGGCGATGAGCAAGCGCAAGGGCAAACAGCCCCAGCAGCAGACCCCAGCCGCCCCCCGCCGCGGCCGGCGCGCTTACGAAGGCGCCATGGTGTCGCGCCTCACGGCTGACTGGGTGACGAGTTCCACTAGCGCCGATGCCGAAATCGACGGCAGCCTGGTGCGGCTGCGCAATCGCTCACGGCAGCTGCTCAGGGACAACCCCTATGTGCAGGCAGCGCGCCGGGCGATTGTCACCAACGTGATCGGCCGCGGTATCCGGATGCAGTCGCGGGTGCCGATGGCGCGCGGCGGCGGCCGGCTCGACAAGCCAACCAACGACCGGGTTGAGGCCTGGTGGCGCCGCTATTGCCGCAAAGAGCACATCCACGCCGCCGGCAAGCTGTCGTTCGCGCGGATCCTGCGCCAGTCCATGGCCGCTGTTCCCGAATCGGGCGAGGTGTTCATCCGCCTGGTGCCCGAGGCATTCGGCAACAGCGGCACACCGCTGGGCCTTGAGATCCTCGAGGCCGATCTCTGCGACGAGACGCACACGGTCGGCCCTGATGCCAACGGCAACGAGTGGCGCATGGGCGTGCAGGTCAACCGCTGGGGGCGGCCCACCGCCTACCGCTTCCGCCTTCGCCACCCTGGCGACGTGTCGGGTGCCGTCGGCTACGAGACCGCCGACGTACCGGCCGAGCAGATCATCCACCTTTTCCTGCCTGAAAGACCCGGCCAGACCAGGGGCGTCCCGATGTTCGCCAGCAGCATCAAACGGATGCACCACGTCGCCGGCTTCGAAGAGGCCGAGGTGGTCGGCAAGCGCGCGCGCTCCAGCTTGATGGGTTTTATCGAAAGCCCCGAGGGCGAGCTCGTCGGCGATGGCGTGGAAGACGGCGAGCGGCTGACCAACTTCGAGCCGGGTGTCTTCAAGCACTTGGCGCCCGGGGAAAGCATCACGGTGCCGCAGCTGGGCAACGCCGACACCGAGTACGAGGCCTTCCTGCGGCCCATGCTGCGCTCGCTGGCCGCCGGCTCCGGCGTACCCTATCCCACGGTGAGCGCGGACTACAGCCAGTCCAACTACAGCAGCAGCCGCCTTGAGCGGCTGGAGGTGCTGGAGCTCTGGCGCAGCCTGCAGGACTGGATCATTGAAGACGTGTGCCAGGTCGTTTTCGAGCGCGCCATGGCCGCTGCCGTTGGCGCCGGCACCCTGCAGCTCCCGGGCTACGACCTGGCGCCAGAGCGCTACGAGGCGGTGAAGTGGTTCCCGCGCGGCTGGGAGTTCGTGGATCCACAGAAGGAGGCAGCGGCCAACAAAGATCTGGTCCGCTCCGGCTTCAAAACCCAAGCGCAGATCGTGGCCGAGCAAGGCGGCGACCTGGAGGACCTGCTCCTGGCCCGCGCCGCTGAGGTGGAGCGGGCTGAGCAGCTGGGGATCCAGTTCGACACCAACCCCGCCGACGACCTGCAGGGCGGATCCCCCGACGCCAAGCCGGAAACGGATGACGAGCCGGAAGATCCCAGCGAGCCAGACCCCGACGACGACCTCGAAGACGACCCGGAGGACGCTTCAACATGAGCGACGAAATCAGACTTCCTAGCCTGAGCGCAGACACAACCCCGATGGTGCAACTTCGAGACCTCAACCGTGAGCCGCTTCGCCGCGTTGCGTCGTTTGACGCCAGCGCGGTGGAGCCGGAATCGCGGTCGCTGGAGTTCAGCTTCAGCAGCGAGGCTTCGGTGGCCCGATGGTTCGGCGACGAGGTGTTGAGCCACGCTGCCGAATCTGTTGATCTGGCCCGCCTCAACGATGGCGCGCCCCTGCTCTGGAATCACAACCCGGACCAGGTGCTCGGCGTCGTGGAGCGCGGCTGGATCGATGAGGAGAAAAAGCGCGGGATGGTTTCGGTGCGGTTCAGCCGCTCGGCATTTGCTGAGGAGAAGCTGGCCGACATTCGAGACGGCATCCTGCGCAACGTCTCCGTGGGCTACAGCATCAACGACGCCGACCAGGCCCGCGACGGATCCATCGTCGCGACTTCATGGCAACCCCATGAGGTGTCGGTGGTTTCGGTTCCGGCCGATGCCTCTGTCGGAATCGGGCGCCAGCTCGAGACCACTCAAGCGGCTTCGGCCGCAGACCCAAACCAACCCCCGATCGATCCCATGGAACCGACCATCGACATCGAGGCGGTGAAGGCTCAGGCTGCGGCCGATGAGCGTTCCCGCGTCGCCAGCATCACCGGCCTCTGCCGCGAGCACGGCGCAGACGACCTGGCCCAAGGCCTGATCGAACGCGGCGCCACTGAATCCGAAGCCATGAAAGACGTGCTCGCCGCCATCGGCAAGCGCGCCAAGCAGCCCGCCACCCCGGCCGCTGCTGCCCAGCCGATCGCCGGCGCTTCTGCTGACATCGGCCTGACCGAGAAGGAGGCCCGCTCCTACAGCTTCCTGAAGGCCATCCGGGCTCAAGCGTTCCCCAACGACCGCGCCGCCTTCGAGGCTGCTGCGTTCGAGCGCGAGGTGAGCGCTGCCACCTCCGAGCGCATGGGCGGCGACGCCCGTGGCTACCTGGTGCCCCACGACGTGCTCAAGCGCGACCTGACCGTGGGCACCGCTACGGCTGCTGGTGATCTGGTGTTCACCGACGCCCGCCCCGGCAGCTTCATCGAGCTGCTGCGCAACCGCCTGGCCCTGGCCAGCCTGGGCGTGCAGACCCTCACCGGCCTGGTGGGCCCTGTGGCCATCCCCAAACAGACCGGCGGCGCCACCGCCTACTGGGTGGCTGAGAAGGGTGAACCCACCGAATCCAATCCCACGGTTGGCCAGGTGAACCTGAACGCCAAGACTCTGGGCGCCTTCACCGAGTTCAGCCGCCGGCTGATCCTCCAGAGCTCCATCGATGTTGAGAGCATGGTTCGCCGTGAGCTCGCCACCGTGATGGCGCTGGAGATCGACCGCGCTGCGCTCTACGGCACCGGCACCAGCAGCCAGCCCAAGGGCCTGAAGTTCGTGACCGGCATCAACACCGTGGACTTCGCCGCCAACGCCCCCACCTACGCCGAAGTCGTGGCGATGGAAACGGCGATCAATGCCGACAACGCCGACATCGGCGCGATGTCCTACCTGACCAACTCCACCATCTACGGCGGCTTCAAGACCACCGAGAAGGCCAGCAGCACCGCTCAGTTCATCCTTGAGCCCGGCGGCACTGTCAATGGCTACAACGTGGTCCGCTCCAACCAGGTGGAAAGCAACGATGTGTTCTTCGGGGTCTGGAATCAGATCCTGATGGGCATGTGGGGCGCGCTGGATCTGCAGGTCAACCCCTACGCCCTGGACAAGTCCGGCGGCGTTC